GTAATAAAGGTTATGCCCATTCTCTTATGCATAATTTATATGGACTTAATTTCACCAAGCAAACAATTAAAAATACAAAGAAAGTTATTGTTTTTGAAGGAGAAAAATCTGTTCTTTTGATGGATAGCTTTTACGGTGAGTTTAATTGTTCAGTAGCAGTATGTGGATCAAAAATACATAAAGCTCATGCTAGGATGTTAATTGAACTTGGAGTAGAGGAAGTTGTTATTGCTTTTGATAAGCAATATAAAACCTTAGAAGAAAAAAATCTATGGAGAAAGAAAATCTATAAATCATTAAAACATCTCTTGCCTTTTTGTAGGGTTAGTGTAATATGGGATGATATTGAAAATGGTTTATTAGAATACAAAGATGCTCCTACAGACAAAGGGAAAGAAACCTTTGAAAGACTTTTACAAGCTAGAGAATATATTTTAGATTTAAGTGAGGGATGTATATGTTAGAAAAAAATGTTATTGGAATTAATTTTAAATTTGAAATTGAATTTAAAGAAAGTATAGATAGGGAAGAAGGATTAGTCATTTTAAATAAAATGGAAAATGAAATAGTAGAACTATGCAAGAGAAATAATGCTATCTTCAAGAATGGAATAAATAATTTTAAGAGGGGTAATTAATTTGAATATATTTAATGAAGATTTTAGAATAGTTTTTTCAACAATACCTGACAACAGTTTAGACCTTATAATTACAGACCCTCCATACAAAGTTACATCAAGAGGAAATACAGGTAATACAGGTGGTATGTTGCTAAAGAAAATTAATATGCAAGGGAAAGTATTTAAATATAATGATGTTAAAATATCGGATTTTATACCTGAATTATATAGAGTATTAAAAGACGGTTCACATTGTTATATAATGACAAATCATGTTAATCTAATAGAAATGCTTAATGTAGCTAAGGAATGTGGTTTCCACTTTATAAAATCTTTAGTTTGGGATAAAGGTAATAAAATAATGGGACAATACTATATGTCACAATTTGAATATATATTATTCTTTAGAAAAGGTAAAGGTAAAAGAATTAATAAATGTGGAACTCCTGACATATTAAGTGTTCCAAATAAGAAAACAAAGGGTGTAGACGGAAAAAATATCCACGATACAGAGAAACCTATTGAGCTTATGAAAATACTCATTGAAAACAGTAGCCAAGAAGGAGATGTTGTTGGAGACCCTTTCTTTGGAGTAGGTGCTGTTGCATTAGCTTGTAAACAATTAAATAGACGATTTGTTGGCAGTGAAGTTGATGAAAATTATTTCAATATAGCCAAGCAAAGAATTGAAAACGAATATTTATCTACATCACAAGAGGTGGAAAATGAAATTTAAATATATAGAAAGTAAAAATAGCAATAAATTAAATCTAGATAAATACTATACTTCTTATGATGATATGGAATACTGTGTTAATAAAGCATGGGATATATTAAAGGACAATGGATATAGTATATCTGAATTTCTTGAGCCAAGTGCAGGAGCAGGAGTTTTTAGTAATTATCTCGCTACAAGTGGACTAGATGTTATTGCCATAGATATAGAACCTGATGGAGAAGATATTATAAAAGCAGATTTCTTAGAGTATCCATTAGAGTATGTTAGAGGTAGATGTGTAATTGGCAATCCTCCATATGGAAATAGATTAAGTTTAGCTAATAAATTTTTTAAAAAATCAATAGAAATAGGAGATTATATAGTATTCATACTTCCTATTAGTCAGTTAAATAACACTCAAACCTTTTATCAATTTAATTTATTATATTCAGAAGATTTAGGAGAGCTTACATTCAGTGGAGAAAGGAAAGTTCATTGTTGTCTAAACGTATATGTTAGACCAAATAATGGACTAAATAAAAAGAAAATAAATAAATTAAAAGATGTTGAGATAATAAGACAAGATAGTAAAAGGTATAAAGATTTTGAATATGATATTAGAATGTGTTACTGGGGAGATGCCACAGCAGGAAAAATATTATCTGATGATGAAACATACAGTGGAGAATATAAAATAAAAATCCATAATGAAGAATTAAAAGATGATATTATAAATATTTTAATTAATACAAATTGGAAAAGGGAGTTAAATTCAACAGCTATGTGTAGGATTAAACAGTATCACATAATAGATTTATTAAAAAAGAAAATTCCTAATATTAATTAAAGTAAAATTTTTAAGGAGGAAATATGGTTAAATATAAAGTTAAAAATATAAATAGTAATAAAGCAGAGAAAGTGCAAAGTAAAATAAAACATTGGATAGAAAGTAGGAAACATATAACTGTAGTTAGTGTAAATACTTGGTCAGATGAGAATATGACATATTCAACCATAATATATGTGGAAAATGAATATCACTTATAATTAAAATAAAAATTTAGGGGGTATATATGTATAATTTAAAAATGTTAGAAGATATATTTTTATCTGCTTATAGATGTAATTGTAATTATGTAGGAGTACGAATTAGAGGAGTTGGAGAAGGGGATGAATTTATTATAAATCCTCGTTGCAATATAATAGAAAAACTAAATTATTATAAACAAGCATATAACCATGATTTAACTTTAAAATCTAATCCTAATATAAAAATAATTGGTATAAGTTATGGTCAAAACTTTGATGAAATTCAAAGGATAATATAGATATATTTACAATCAAGGAGAAAATATGAAATACAATTTAAAAAATCAAATGCAAGGACAAGTTGTTGAAACTGTTCTTGTTAATAGAAACATAGAAAATGTGCATCTATTTTTAAATCCTGTTGTTTCTGAAACACACTATAGCCTACTGGATAATATGGATAAAGCTGTTGATACATTTATAAAACATGCTAAACAAGGTTCTAAGATATTGGTTATAGTTGACTCAGATACTGATGGATACACTAGCTCTGCTCTACTATGTAACTATATGAGAGAAATAAATCTTGAGCCAATAATACATATACATAGTGGTAAGCAACATGGTATAACACCTGATGCAATAAGGTACATAGAAGAAGTTAATCCTCAACTAATTATAATACCTGATGCTTCAAGTTCAGAAGGTGTTACACATGAAACATTAATCTCTAGTGGAATAGATTTAATAATACTAGACCATCATGAAGTAGAGGGTAGTAGTCCTGCGATAATAGTTAATAATCAATCTTCAAAAGACTTTTTAAATAAGGATTTATCAGGAGTAGGGATAGTATATAAATTCTGTCAAGCTCTTGATAATAGATTAGGTATAACAGGCTTTTGTGATAAGTTCCTAGACCTAGTTGCTGTTGGGAATATAGGAGATGTTATGGATTTAAGGAATTTAGAAACAAGAATGTTATGTAGTAAAGGTCTAAAAAATATACAAAATCCATTCTTTAAAGCATTATTTAAAAAAGAGGAATTAGATGATCCAACTATCTTAGATGTAGGATTTAAAATCGCACCTCTTATGAATGCTATTATTAGAGTTGGTACAGCAGAGGAAAAGAAAATGATGTTTGATTGCTTATCAGGAGAGGAATATCTAGTTACATATAAACCTAGAGGAAAAGCAGAAACTCAACAATCATTAGCAGATGCAGTTATAAGATTAGGTAACAATGCTAAATCTAGACAACGTACAGCAACAAATAAAGCTATGGAATATATAAATAAACAAATAATTGAAAACGAACTTGAAGACAATAAGGTACTTATCATAGATATAACAAATAAAGTTGATAAAGGTATTACAGGACTTGTTGCAAATAAGGTTGCTTCAACATTTAAAAGACCTGTTATGTTAGTTCATAAACTTAGTGAAGGTTTATGTGCAGGAAGTTCTAGAAGTTATGGAGTTTCAAATTTAAAGGATATTTGTATAGAAACAGGATTGTTCTCTTTATGTGCAGGACACCAAGAGAGCTTTGGGGTTGAAATAAGTCCTGATAATATAGATAAAGTTGTTGATATATTTAATGAAAAGTTTAAGGATGTTGAATATAACTTATCTTATGAAGTTGATTATATATTTGATTGCAAAGATTTAAATAAGCAAACAATTGAAACCGTAGGAGATTTTAAACACCTTTGGGGAAATGGAATAAATGAGCCATTATTCGTTGTAAAAAATATAAAAATAAATTCAAAGGATGTAAGAAAAATAGGCTTTAATATGGTTGGATTTACTAAAAACAATATCTTCTATGTAAAGAACTTTGCTCCTTCTAGTTTCATAGATGAATTTACTTGCAGAGAAGAAATAGGTTTTGGGGAGTCTAATTTATCTATTGATATAATATGTAAATTTAAAAAAGATAAGTACGGAACAAAGGTTGAAATTGTTGATTATAAAAGTAGTGTTGACACAGAATTAATTTTTTAGGGGATAAATTAAATGGGAAGAGATATGGTTCATTACAAATATTGCAGGGTTGTCAAAATGGATAAACAAGGAAGATACGAGAAGATTTGTAAAGATAATAAAACTATTGAAAATAATTTAGAAAAACAATTAAAAAAATTTAAATCCACTTTAAATAATGGAAAGGAAGTTTCAACAAATGAAGAAAAATCAAGAGTATAAAGTTCCTTTAATGCCTGAAGAATTTAAAAGTGGAGTTAAATTTTTTGTTAAATATAATGGGACTATAGCTACTAAGTGGACAGAGGATGAAGAGTCTTGGTGTTGGAATTTGTTTACTCAAGGATATAAGTATAGTGAGATAGCTTATAGCATAGGTAGGGAAGAACAAGCAACTAGAACTAAGATGAAACGATTAAAGAAAAAATACAATATATATAATGATAAGCATAGAGATGATAAATATCAAACTAATGATTTATATTTAGAGTATATGTCAAGTAAATATACTATAGATAATGTATTAGATGTTTTTTGTGGATATGAAATGTTTTATTCAAAAAGAGGATATAACTCAACCAACAATGATATAAATAAAGAAATTCAATGTGAGTATAACTTAAGTGCAAATAAATTATTAAAATTAATGATTAAAGAAAATAAAAAATTTTCTATAGTTGATTTAGATTCTTTTGGAGCAACAATAACATATTTAGAAGATGCTTTAAAGTTAGCTGAAAATGGTTTAGTTATGACACTTGGAGAACTAGGTCATAGAAGGTGGAAGAGATTAGATTTTATATCAAAGCATTATAGTAACATAAACTCTATTGAAGATATTACTGTAGATAACTTCATTGATGAAATAATTAAAATAGCTAGTTTAAAAGGTGTAAATTTAAAAGCTATTTATTCTAAGGATTGGACAAATATAGGAAGAGTTTGGTTTGAGATAATTAATTAAGCTTTTAGGAGGTAATTTTATGAATTGTTTTTTTTGTGGAGATGGAAATTTAATTTGGGGTTGTGACTACTCATTTGAAGATTTTATGTTGGATGGAGAAGGTATAGTATCAGTTCATACTTGTAGTCAATGTGGAGCTACATGGGAAGGATATTTACCTATGGATGATGAGGAAAATCTTTCTTAAATATACATTGACAAAATCAATTATATTAATATAATTAAAATGTAGACTGTTAATTTGCCCTTATTATTATATATAACTCATAATAATAAGTAACCTATGTTGCTATGTGTAGGTTACTTATTGTTCCTTTTTATTTTCTCTTATAAATATTGATTTATCTAACTAATATATAATTTATATACTCTTTATCAGTAATCACATAACCACATTCAGTACATACATACTCTTTAATTAAAAACTCCTCTTCACTTGTTTTATCGTCAACATATACCTTTTCTATTTTAGACATATTATTACACATCTTACATTTTTTAAGTAATTCAATATTTATCATAATTTACACCTATTCTTTTAATTTTATTTTAATGACTTTTAACTTATCCATTATGTTATTTAGATGTTTATCACAATTTTCATCCTCCAATTTCATATACACTGATTGTCGCAGATTTTTACAGTTGTTACATTTTTTTTATTAATCTGTTTCACCTTCCTTTATTTTTAATCATATATTATATTAAATTTTTAAAAAATACAACTAATAAAAACATATAATTAAAACTAATTGGCAATTTATGGTATAATGTATATTAATTAAAAAAATTTAATAAAACAAAGAAGGTGTTTTTTTGGAAATATTTTTATCAGTAGGAGTGATTTTATTTAATATTTCATTAGGTGTATTTATAATTACATTCTTATCAGATTTATTTGAAAGTAAACTATGGAAAGTTTTTGTTATTGTATTTATTTTAACTTTACTTTTAAATTCAATGACTTTAATATCATTAATATAATTTTATTTTAATATTTAAATAAAATCGTAGAGTAGGTGATTGTTTGGTAAATAGAATAAATAAAATAAAAGAAAAACAAATTATTAAAGTTGATAGAATAACTAAAAAGGATTTATTAAACCTGCAAATAGGAGAGGTATTAGAAGTATACAACTCTCCTTTAAATCTATATATAAACATTGAAAAGCAATATGAGGTAAAAACATATGGATCAAGACAAGTTCTTTTTGATTTAAAGAAATTTACAATAACTGATAATGGAAGTAAGAAACCTTTTAGAGAAATTACATTAAGTGATGTTGACACCGTAAAAAAATATGTGTCAACACTTCATACTGCTAGATTACCAAGAGAAATTAATTATATAAAGTTGCTTATGCAGAAAAATATTTGTATAGGAGATGTAGTAAAAAGAACACTTTCAATAAAAACAGAATACTTAGTTGTTCTACCATTTGAGGAAACACAGGCAGATAGACTTGTGGTAACATGCCTAAAGCTTGATAAAAATAATAAACTTACAAATGATAAGGTTAGGGCAGAGTTTAGGACAATAAAAAGAATGAAATCAGTAAAGGTTAGAAAGTAGGGAGTTTATGTATACGGTTACACATTTACACACTGACTTGTCTAATATAAGACTTAAAGACAGTATTGTTAAAGTTGAAAAAGCCATAGATAAAGCAATAGAAATGAACTTAAATGGAATTGCAATTACAGACCATGCATGTTTAAGTTCTCATGTTTTTGCAGAAAAACACATAAATCAAATAATTGAAAACAACAAATTACCTGAAGGATTTAAAGTTATATTAGGAGAGGAAATTTATTTAACTCCAAACCTTGAAAATAAAGGTGAGTATTATCATTTTGTTTTATTAGCAAAGGATTTAAAAGGACATGAAATTTTAAGAAAGATTTCTACAACAGCTTGGGAAAATAGTTATAATTATAAAAACATGGATAGAGTTCCTATAGAGTTTAATGAATTTTTTAATATAGTAAATGAAAACAAAGGGCATTTAATTGCAACAACTGCATGTCTTGGAAGTTACTTAGGTAAGAAAGTTAATATATGGAGAAAAGTTATAGAGGATAATGAAGATGAGCTTCCTGTGAAACTTGAAATGCACAACTTTATAACCTCTTGTATAAGTGCATTTGGAGATGACTTTTATTTTGAAGTGCAACCTAATGATGATGATGAACAAGTGTATTATAACAATACTTTAAAAAAATTATCTAAAGCCTATAATGTGCCTTTGACATTTGCTAATGATGTTCATTACTTAAATAAAGAAGATAAAATATTCCATAAAGCTTTTTTAAATTCACAGGATGGAGATAGAGAGGTTGATGATTTTTATAAGACAACTTACATGATGCCATATGATGAAATAAAATCTTATCTTAGTATATCATTTACAGATGATGAAATAGAACAAATGAGATTAAATTCTGTTGGGATTGCAGATAAGTGTGAAATGTATAGTTTATATAAACCTCAACAAGTTCCAAAATGTAACTTTGACTTAAATAAAGTTAAATGGTATTTTAATACAGGGTATGAGCATATAGATAGGTTATTAAATATAGAGCATAAAGAAGATAATTATTGGATAAGATATTGCCTACAATCACTAGAAGAAAAAGGTCTTTGGAATGATGAATATTTAAGTAGATTAAATATAGAAGCAGAACAACTTTATCTAGTAAGTGAAGGTATGGGACAAAGACTTAGTTCATACTTTATACTTGTTCAACGTATGATAGAACTAGCTTGGAAACATTCTCTTGTGGGTGTGGGAAGAGGTTCGGCAGTCGGTTGGTTATCAAATTATTTAATGGATATTACAGGTGTTGACCCTATAAAACATGGTCTTGATACTTGGTGGAGATTTTTGTCGGTCGATAGAATAGAATTGCCAGATATTGACAGCGACTTCAATCCATTGAAAAAAGAAGAAATAATGGAAGAGTTTAGAAAAGAATTTGGCAATGTATATAACTGTGCTACATTTGGAACTTGCTCAAGTAAATCAGCTATTCAATCTGCATGTAGAGGACTTGGCATAGATAATGACATAGGTATGTATCTGTCATCAATGATACCTGTAGAGAGAGGTGCTTTATGGACTCTTGATGAATGTTTCAATGGTAATGATGAAAAGGATAGAAAACCTATTACTGAGTTTGTAAATGAAGTTGCAAAGTATGAAGGTCTTAAAGAAACTGCTCTTATGTTTGAAGGTCTTATTGATAAACGTTCAAGTCATGCTTCGGCAGTATATATATTCAATGATGGAATATATAGTTGTAATGCTATGATGAAAACGTCAAATGGTCTTCCAATAACTCAATTTTCAATGCAAGATTCAGACTATCAAAGCGGATTAAAAATTGATATACTGTGGACAGAAGCTCAAGCCAAAATGCAAACATGTTTAGAACTGTTGATAGAAAAGGGTGTTATTGAAGACAAAGGCTCATTAAAAGCAAACTATGATGAATATCTTCATCCTGATAAAATAGAATATTTAGATAAAACTATGTGGGAAAAAGCATATAGTGGAGAAATAGTAGACTTATTTCAGTTTTCGACACAAGTAGGGATATCTGCTATAAAACAAACTAAACCTATAAACTTGTATGAAGCTACAGCCACAAACTGCTTAATGAGACTTATGGGACAAGAAGGACAATTAACTCCACTTGATAAGTTTACTTTATTCAAATCTGATATATCCAAGTGGTATGAAGAGATGTTAGGGTATGGACTGTTGGAAGATGAAGTGCAACTTCTAGAGGAATATTTATTAGTTGATTATGGTGTTGCTAGTACACAGGAAGCCATGATGAAAACTCTTATGGCAATAGGTTTAAGTCTTAGGGATGCGAATTATGCTAGGAAAGTAATAGCAAAAAAGAAATTTAGAGATGTAGATAATCTTAAAAAGCTTATTTATGAGGTGTCCTTAGAAAAAGGTTTTAGAGTTAATATAATAGATTATGTATGGGATATGGTAATAATGCCACAAGCTGGGTTGTAAATAGCTCAGGGTAAACTTGGTGAACTCATGTTAAAGAGGTGTAACATCTACGGTTTAGGATTTATAGGAAATGATAAATAGAGATGTTGCTAACAGGGGATGTCTGAAGCCACTATTGTATAGAAGGTATGATAATCCTGTGCCAAGCCTATTTATTACTAATAGGAAGGTGCAACGACTAATGAAACCACATCTTAAAGATGTAAGGGAGTAAAGTACAATGGAGGTCAACACCATTGGAAGTGCCAAGGTTTTGTAAATTGTATTTAAACAGAATGTATATTTGCATGAGAATATTTATTTTACATATAATATAAAGGAGGTGATAAAACTATGAAACTTAAAAAAATTGAAGGTATGAAAAATACATACACACTAGAGCTAACAGAAAGTGAATTGCATCAAGAAGAGTGGAGATACTACAAAAAAACTAAGGTTGCTAAATATGAAGTTAGTAATTTTGGTAGATTTAGAAAAAATAATAAAATTATGAATATAACAGTAAATCAATCTAATGGATATTTAAGTTGTGGTAGAATTAAAAACAATCATAGAAAAGTGGCAGAAGTATTCTTAGAAGGTTTTAAAAATGAACATCATATTAATCATAAAAATGGTTTAAAGTGGGACAATAGAGTTGATAATCTAGAACTTGTATCTATGAAAGAAAATATGGAACATGCAGTTGAGATGTGCCTTTTAGGGCAAATGAAAAAAGTATATTGCTATCGTATTACTGGTGAACTTGTATTTCAGGTAAATTCTATCACAGAAGCATGTCAAATATCAGGTTTTTCACATAGTACAATAACAAAATGCATAAATAAAAAGATAGTGAAAGGCACTCATATTTTCTCTCACTGTAATGAAATTAATTTTGATGAATATTCAAAGGTTAATTTTAGGGGGTGTAAAATTGCTCAATTAAGCTTTGAAGGAGAATTATTAAATGTATTTAAAGATGAATCAGAAGCCTATAAATCTGTTGGTGGTGGAGATAGAAATAACGGTCGAATTATAAGAAAGCTTAAATCAGATGGGGTTGCTTATGGATATTTTTGGATGCTTTATGATGATTATATTTACAAGAAAAAAAATAATATAGAAATAGTAATAAATCCATTTAAAAAGGAAACTCCCATTGTTCAACTTAGTTTAAATGGTGAAAAAATAAGGGAATTTAAAAGTCAAGAAGAAGCTTTAAAATTCATTGGAGCTAAAAAATGGAGTAGTAATATTTTACATGCATTAAAAGGAAGGCATAAAACTGCTTTTGGTTACAAGTGGCAGTATTTAGATGAATACAATTTACAAAATAAGATATAGTCTAGACCCAAGTTTGAAATAAAACTTGTTAAAGTACCATGAAAATGGGGGTGTATTCGATTCATTCAGTTTGCTCCATAGCTTGAGTTACACTATAATAGCTATACAAACTATGAATTTATATATGAATTATCCTAGTATGTATTGGAATACAGCATGTTTAATAGTAAATGCAGGGTCAGAAGATGGATCAACAGACTATGGTAAGATAAGTGTTGCTATAGGAGATATGAAGAAAAATAATGTTAATGTATCTTTACCTAATATAAATTATTCTGAATTATTATTTAACCCTGATACAGATAAAAACAGAATACTATTTGGATTTAAAGGAATAAGTAAAATAAATCATGAGGATGCAAACCATATAATTTCAAATAGACCTTATACATCATTAAAAGATTTCTATGATAAAAACAAAGATAATATACCAAAAGGTAAAATGGTAAATCTAGTTAAATCAGGATGTTTTGATGAAATCGAGTCTAAACAAAGAATTGAAATTATGAAAGATTTTATAATCCTAAGTTGCGATAAATTAAAGAATAAATTAACTACAGCTAATATACCTCAGATTTCAGCTCATGGTGAAATACCTAAAGAATTTGAGTATGAATTGTCTTTATATAGCTTTAGAAAGTATGTTACAGATAAATCATTTTTATATAAAACTATTGGAACAAAAAAATGGCATAGAGTTTGTCCTGTAACTGCACTTCCATTTTTAGAAGAACATTTTTTAAATGACTTTGAAGAGGATGTTGATTATATGTTCACTGAGGAAGGTGTAATGATAGTATCTGATAAATCTCTTGAAAAATATTTTAAACAAAAAGCTGTTAAATTTTTAAATTGGCTATCTAGTGAAGAAGCTTTAGAACTTGCGAATAGACTTACTCTTAGAGAGGATTGGATAAAGTATGTTAAGTCATCAAATGTTGAACACTGGGAGATGGAAACAGTATCTTATTACAATGATAGACATGAGCTTGAAGATGTAGATGAAGAATCTTATAGCATTGTAAATTATTTTGAATTACCTGAAGTTCCTATAGTATCAGAAGAGGGTGTAAGTAGAAATGGCAGACCGTTTAAAAGGTTTAAAATAGATACTCTAATAGGTACAGTTATAGATAAAGATGCTAATAAGCATTTTGTATCTTTACTTACAAAATATGGTGTTATTAATATAAAGTTCTCAAAAGGAGCATTTAGTTTTTATAATAAACAATTATCTACTGTTGATGAAAATACAGGTAAGAAAACTGTAATTGAAAAGTCATGGTTTAGTAGGGGAACTATGCTTTTAGTAAGAGGATTTAGAGATGGAGATGTATTTAGAGCTAGAGCATATGGGGATATACATTCTTTAAATAGAATTGAAGGTGTTCAACCAAATGGATTAATGTACCTTACATTAGAACGTTCTATGTAGGTATATTAATCTACATATCAATATTAAGTGTTGTTAAAATCAAAATTTTAAAGGAAGTTGAATATGATTAAACGTTTAAAAGAAAAGTTCATTATGAAGCTAATGGATTTTTATGAATATCAAATATTTAGTTTGTCTATAGAGATTGGATATAATGATAAATATTCAAAAGAAGAAATTGATTATATGTTAGGAGAAATAGACAAATATAATAATGTATCAAAATCATTAAGATGTATTTTAAAGGATTTACATAATAATAGATTTCAAGGGAAGTGATAATATGAATATAGGAGATGTAATAACTCATAATTGGTGTAAGTATAAAATTATAGAATTTCAAGATAAATATATTGAAGGATTTGGAGAATATACTATCGTTTTAATGCAAAATATTGAAGATAAGGATAAGTTTCTTTATGTAAACAAAGATATGTTAAATGATAAATAAATCTATTGAAATAAAACTTTTAAGATGTTAGGATGAAGTTATGAGGATAGTTAAAAGTTGTCATATAATACATGGTGATGCAAATGTGTTTAATAATAGTAAGACAGAGATAATAGGAGTGACAATATGTATTTTAAATGTCCAATATGCAAAGAAGAAGGAGAGTTAAAAATTCCTTTTAGAGCAAGTCATATAAGGTTAAGTAAAGTTAGAATATTATGTAAGTGTGGATATTCAGTAAATTTTATAGAATATCTAAACTCAATATTTATATATGCAGGAGGTAAAAATGAAAGTTTTTATAAGTCAACCTATGAGAAATAGGTCAAAAGAAGAGATACTAAAAGAAAGAAACAAAGCTATAAATTTATTAATGATTAATAATTATAATGTAGAGATATTGGATAGTTATTTTGAGGATTATAATCCACAAACTGGTAGCATACCTTTAAAATACTTATCTAAATCAATAGAAATATTAGCTGATGCAGATGTATTACTGTGTATAGGAGATTGGGAAAATTATAGAGGATGTAGGATAGAACACGAGTGTGCAAAACAATATGGTATAAAAATAATTTATTGGAGTGAATAAAAATATGAATTGTCCTAAGTGTAATACATATTTAAAATTAAACATTCCTAGAAAAACATCTAAAGGATTAAAAGGTGTTAAAGTTATATGTGAATGTGGATATAAAGCAGAATGTATAGATTGGAATAAATATATATCAAGATGGAAAGAGTTCCGATAAAATAAAGTTTTTAATAGGGTAGGAGGTAATTATGAATAAATATGTAGTAGTAATAGATGAAAAAGATAGTGATATAACAACAGTAGATTTATCAAAAGTATTAAGAGATAACTTTGATAACTTAAATTATAAGATAGTTAAATTAGGAAGTATTCAAAAAATGAGTGATGGATACCACACTTTTGAAGAGTTATATCATCATAGAATGGTGTTGTTTTCAGTAATATGTAATACTTATAAAGATAAAGCTTGGAAGTCATGGAAGCATGATGATGGGACTATGTATGATGATTATTTTATAGTTGGAATAGATACAGAAGAAGGACAATATACATATCATTATCATAAAGATAATTGGGATATGTTTAATGTAAAAGAGTTAGAATATGCTCCAGAATATGATGGACATAAACCGAGTGATATAACAAGATTATTAACTTTATTAAATAAACCTAAAGCTAGTGGATTAACTGTAGAAGTAAAAGCTACTGAAATAGATGAAGTAAAAGATATAATAACATCTTTTATATTTATGTTAGAAGATAGCAGAATAGATTATAGAATAAGAAAACAATATTTGGAAAGTTGTAAGCATTTAAAAGATAACTTTTTTGTAAATATAGACAGATAAATACCGTAAAAATGAAAAATTTAAAGGAAAATAAATATGATAGATGTGGTGATTGTATTCACTCTACAACTTCATTTGGTTCATGGGGTTGTATATTTAATGGGCATACCATAAAAAATACAAACAATTCGTGTGATGATTTTATATGTATATTTTGTGAATGTGATGTATGTTCATGTGGTGATGAAGATATAGAAGAGTAATTAAAATTTTAAAGGAAGTTGAGGTAATAAATATGAGACATAAATTATATGAAATATTTAATATGATAAAAGGATTTGAAGCTGGATACACTAGCAAAAGCGATAATAAGCTAATATTAGACTATGATGGAGATAGATATATTTTAACATTGGAAAAGATAGATAATCCAAGCGATGATATGCTTAAAGACATTGATAAGTATTTACGTTAAAATAAAACTTTTAATTAAAAAATGGAGGCAATAATATGTTATTAAAATTATTAATGGCTCATAGTTTAGGGGATTACTTTTTACAAACTAATTACCTAGCTATGAATAAAGGCAAGGATAATTATATATTATGTATTCATGCAATACTTTATACGTTTGCAATAGGATTAATATTTGGAAATGAAATAAGTCAATTATGGTATTGGTTAATATTATTAATACATATACCAGTTGACTATATAAAAGCAAGAGGTATAACACCTAAGATAATTGGAGAAACAAATGCTTTAATATTAGACCAAGTTATACATTATTTAACTTTAATATTAGCATTAACTTTCCATTAAAATAAAGTTTTTAATTAGAAGTTGGGGGATTTGAAGAATGAACAAATTAAATTTAAATACAATATACAACGGTGATGTTTTAGATGTTTTAAAAAATATACCTTCTGAAAGTATTGATATGTGTATAACATCTCCACCATATTGGGGGTTAAGAGATTATGGAGTAGAAGGACAATTAGGAAATGAAGAAACATACAAAGAGTATTTATTGAAACTATCAGAAATTTTTAAAGAAGTAAAAAGAGTATTGAAAAAACAAGGTAGTTGTTGGGTAAATATAGGAGATGTTTATTCAAAAAATAATTCTATTGGGGTAAAAAAACAATCTTTAATAGGTATACCTGATAGATTTAAACTTGATATGATAGATAATGGATGGTTATGCAGAAACGAAATAATTTGGCATAAGCCAAATGCAATGCCTTCAAGTGCTAAAACAAGATTTAATACAGATTATGAAAAGATATTTTTCTTTACAAAAGATGATTTATATTATTTTGAAACTCAATATGAGAAGGCAAAAACTGAATATTCAAAATCAAACTCTAAATCAAAAAACAGTAAATATTTAGATGAAAATCAAGAAAAAAGTGTAAGACAAGGAATGAGCAAAACAAGGGGTACAAAGTTAATTGAAGTTAGACCAAAACTTCCAACTCAAGAAGAATTTGTTAATTTTCTTAGAAGTAGAATAACACTAAAAAAACTTTGTGATGAAGTGAAAGATATAAAGAAAACAACGATAGAGCATTGGTTTAGAAGGGATATTAAAGGTTTTTCTTACCCTGCTGTTGAAGATTGGAATAAGGTAAAACACTTATTAGATGATTTTAGTAGTGAATTTAAATTAATTGATTACCAACTAACATATATAGAATATGAAACAGATGATATAAATAAAAATATACATAAAGGAAGAATTAAAAGAGCAGTTTGGTCAATAAATACAAAACCGTTTAAAGGATGTCATTTTGCACCTTATCCAATGGAATTAATTCGTACTCCAATATTGGCTTGTTGTCCTCCTAATGGAATAGTTTTAGATATATTTATGGGAAGTGGAACTACTGGTGTTGTAGCAAAAGAACTGGGTAGAAATTATGTGGGAATAGATTTAAACAAAGAGTATATAGAAATAGCAAATAAAAGAATTGAAGAATATAATAATGTGGCAAGTTAAGTTCCATTAAAATGAAAACTTTAAAGGAAGTTGCTTTCATCTTTTATATGAAATACTATTCCACTTAAGCAAATAATTAAAAACATTATTGAAACCTCCAATAAAATCATTTAAAATAGAACTTATAAGATAATGAATATAAAATATATTTTATTGGAGGAGTTATATATGGGAGAAGCTGAAGTTTTCTTTGAGTTACATGCTTATGAATGTGAAGTATGCAAATCTAAATATTCAAAGCTTTTTGAATGTATTAAATGTGGAAAAGTAGTTTGTGTAGATTGTATAGATGGCTATTTATCAGATTGGGAATGTATATGTAAGGAGTGTGGTTGGTAATGGGGCAAATAGTTGAATTAATAATTACTAAATCCAAGCAACTATTCCCAAAGACTAAATATGAAGATGGGGACTTTGCTATTGTATCATGCATTGTAAATGAAGAAATAAAAGGTCAACCACATATTTCTCAATGGGGTAATATTGTTATAACAGGTAATATGCCTTATATGAAAAGTAATACTAAATACCGATTTATAGGAACTGAAAAATATGATGAGAAAAGAGGTTCTTTCAGTTGTGAAGTTGGGTATATGGATGAATATACAAATAACTTAACTGATAAAGATTTTGAACTATACCTAAGTGATGTTTTAACTCCTGCTCAATTCAAGAAAATAAAAAAGGTTGCAGGAATAAAAATGATTTTAGATAAAAAGGATGTTAATGCTCTTACTCAGATAAAAGGCATTGGAGAAGGAACAGCCATTAAAATAATAAATAGTTACACAGAAAATAAAGCAAATGCTAGTTATATAGCTAGGTTATCATCTATTGGTGTATCCGAAGCTATGAGAAATAAACTTTTAGATAGATATAAATCTTATGGTGTTATTTTATCTAAGTTATCTGATAATCCTTATATATTAGCAGAAGATGTTGATGGAATAGGATTTTTAAAAGCAGATGAATTAGGTTTAAAAGCAGGTATGAGTGAAACTGATCCAAGAAGAATTAGAGGTTTAATTTATCATACATTAAATTCTAAATCTATGGAAGGTCAAAGCTACCTATTTCTTTCAGATGTTGTAAATGAAATAGTAGAAAAAATATATAAATCTAATGAAAGCAATTTAGATAGAAATTTAGTTGGAAGTGTTTTATCTGATATGTTACAAAATGAAGTTATTTGGGCGAGTGAAGATAGACAATACATAGGACTACATGAAATATATAAACTTGAGCAATCACTAGCAAAAGAAATAATAAGAATTTCAAAACAAAAAAATAACTTTGACTACAATGGTTGGGAAGAGGAAGTTGCTCAAATAGAAATGGAGCAAGGTTGGAAGTATACTGATGAACAAAAAAATGGTATACTAACTTCCCTTAGAGATAACTTTGTTATGGTTGTAGGTAAAGCAGGTTCAGGTAAAACTACTGTTACAAATGCTATGTCTAGGATATTATCTAAAAAGAATTATACTATAGCTCAAGCATGTCTTTCAGGTAAAGCTAGTTTAAGAATGAAGGAAGTAACAGGAAGAGAAGCCAGTACAATACATAGACTTTTAGAGTTTAATCCAAAGGGTGGTTTTTCAAGAAATGATAAGTTTCCAATAAGTGCAGATATAGTGATTATAGATGAAGTATCTATGGTTGATACAAGACTTATGTTATCTTTATTAAAAGCTATAAAGAACACAACAAAAGTAATATTTTTAGGAGACACTGCACAGTTACCAAGCATAGGTCTTGGAAATATAATGACTGACCTTTTAAATAATAAAGGAATAGTATCTGTTGTTGAACTTACTCAAATACATAGACAAGCTCAAAAAAGTGCTATTATAACTCAATCTATTGCAATGAGAGAGAATAAGTTAATAACTCCTTATGGTTTTAAAGGAGTTGTGACATTAGGAGAGTTACAGGATTTAACTCTTGATGTTGATGATAATAAAGAATCTTTGCCTTATAAAGCTTTAGAATATTTTAAAAATGGATATAATAAATATAATAATGTTATGGATGTATGTGTTGTATGTCCAACAAGATTAAGAGGTAAATTGTCCTGCTTTAATATAAATAGAATTATCAAAGCATGGTATAATCCAATTTCAGAGGAAAGCAAAGAAGGAGTTGATTATATCATAACAAAAGTTTCTACAAATTATCATTATGTTATATCTCTAGGAGATAAAGTCTTAGTAACTAAAAATAACTATTCTGCCGAAGTATGGAATGAGGAGAAAAAAGAGTTTGTTGAAGGTGCAGTTTTTAATGGGAATTTAGGTATTGTCACTGAAATTGGAGAAGGTTATATTGAAATGAATATTGATGGTATAGGTAGGGTTAGATTCAAAGAAAATAAATATAATACCATAGAATTAGGATATGCAATAACTGTACATAAATCACAAGGTTCACAATTTAAAAATACTATCGTTGCAATGGATATGAGTGGATATTCTTTATTATCAAGTGAATGGGGATATACTGCTATAACAAGAGCAATGGATGAAGCAATAGTTGTAACTGAGCCTAGTGCTTTATATAGATGTTGTACAAATAATTTAAATAGTTTAAAGTTTACATTCTTAGGAATGATATTATACAAATTAAAATGTGAAGGGGAATTTTAAAATGTCAGAATTAAAATTAAGAGGATTTGAAGTTGTTTGTGATGAACAAAGAAAACATTCTAATATAGAAATAGAGTTGCCTGTTAGAGGTGATAATAGAAGTGCAGGTTATGATATCAAAACACCTGTTACAGTAACTTTACAACCTAATGAAAGAACAGTTGTATGGACTGATATAAAATCATATATGCAAGATAATGAAGTCTTAGAGCTTCATGTAAGAAGTTCTATAGGAATAAAAAGAGGAGTTATTTTATCAAATATAACAGGTATAATTGACTCTAGTTATTACTCAAATGAAGGAAATGATGGGAACATAGGTCTTGCTCTTTGGAATACATCTGATAAAGAAGTTATTCTTGAAGCAGGAGAGAGAATATGTCAAGGTATTTTTAAAACATATTTAACAGCAGATAATGATATATGTATTTCTGACAAAAGAGTTGGTGGAATAGGAAGTAGTGGTAAATAATGGATTATTGTGTATGTATTAACTACATGAAAAAAGTAAAGGATATCTAAATTAGTTATCCTTTACTTTTTATTGGTTTATGTGTAAATGCTTGATTTTAATTCTCTTTAAAATAATCTAAACTCCAACAGTATAGTTTACTTATTAATTTTCTTGGAACATATGAAAATATTCCACCATCATAATGTTGCATTAGTTTTTCATACTGTGAGAAATCTTCTATTATATCAGTATCATAACTAATTTCATTATCAATTATTAAAGCTAACTCAAAATGAGTGTAGTTATCTAAATCTGTCATTTCTCTAGGAGAACAATAATGCATAGGACTAGCTTGAATTGATAAATGTATATTTTCTCCAACCTCTAACCACTCAAGTAATCTTGTACCTCTATCATATTCTCCCATTAAATCTATCATGAATCTTTCATTTTCTTTTAATTTATCTAAAAACATACTTTTCTCCAAATTATCTTTTGTATATTATTTTACATCTCCAAATAAAGAAGGGTAGAAATCTACCCATTTAAAAATGAAGGCATAGCCATTATAGGAACTTGTTTATTTTCTTCCTTTGCTTTTGGTTTACTATTAGTAAACTCCTTAATTTCCTGTTTGTTATCTTCTACTTTGTCTTTTTTTACTTCCTCCTTTTGTTGAGGAGTAGATTGTGAAACAGGTTGAGTAGCAACAGGTTGATAAGGTTGTTGATACCCAATAGACATTCCTCCACCTTCAATGTACTGTCTAACTAACTCACATATAAGTCCACTTCTATTGTGGTGTGCTTTTAAAAACTCATACTCTTTTTGGTAGTGTGGTTTTACAGATATACTTAAAGTATCCCCTACAAACTTGCCATCAACGTAAGCAGGTTTTTTCTTACTCATAAGCTACATCTTCTCCAAAGTAATTAACCCCTAGATTGTAGAAACCACACACATTATCCCAGACTGATGTATCAGAAACTTTAAATCCTTTTTCTTCTATTAAATCTTTTAGAAGTAAAGAACCTCCACCTGTGAATACTATTTCCATATGGTTTATATTCCAATTATTCGCTTTCATCATTTCAAATATTTTTTTCAGATGCCTTTCCATAACATCTTTAACTATTCTTTGCACATCTTCATCTTCTCTATCTAACTTTCTTAGTATATGATGCATTTGATAAACTTGGAAGTTATAATCATGTTCATTTAAAGCATTTTTTGCTGATACTTCTAATATATTTCCTCCAAGGTTTTCTGTGAATATAGTTTCACTTATTATATTAGTTCTATCATAAACTATACCTTGTGCATTTAATCCGCCTATATCTACAATTCCAATTAACTCCTGTGAATATTCTAAATAATTTTTAGCTTGATATATAATTCCTGAGCTTTCAGGTAACACAAGCACATCATTTATTAATAAATTAAACTTTCTTCCATTTACAGTTATTTCAGCATTACCACCATTGTATACTCTATCTCTATAAGATTGTTTAGCAACTGGGTTTTTAAATTTTAAAGCAGGTGTACCTATAACTAAATTTATCAGACAATCTGCATTTAACTCTAATCTAGTTAATCCATAATATATAGCAACTTGATGTAGTTCATCATCTTTTGAAGAATCCCAGTTCTTATCACCTGTACCTGCAACAGAATATAGTTTACCATTAAATTCAACCACTGTATGATACACAGGAGATTTTTCTTTAATCTCTTCAACCTTATTATCAAACATTAATCTCTCATCAGGTTCTAATCCCCAACACATTTTTTGAGCATGTTTCCCTGAGTCAATAGCAACAGTTTTTCTTTTATAGTATCTACGGTATTTCATTATATTATCACCAATCCTTTTATTAATTTTTATTTTATCTTTATTATATCATATGTTTAAGGTTATCAAAAATTGATAATTTTTACAAGGGAAAAAATTCATATTTTTGATAAATATTGACACAAATAATTGAAATTGTTTATAATAATATTATTCTATTATTTCTCTTATGCAATTGTATATTTTGTAGTAAAATAATAGAGTGAATAGGTATAGTACTTTCAAGAAATAGAGGTGGTTTTTTATGTCTTCTAAAATATTTATACTTCCATCATACAAAAGAAAACCTGCTAATAAAGATGGATATTATTATAATCGAAACAAAAAATTGAATTATAAAAAAGTGTATAGATATGATTTAAATGGTAATTTTATAGGAGAATTTAAATTTAATAAACTTTTATGTGAAGAAAATAATTTGAATTACAACGGTATACGTTTAGCTATGAGACCAACTTGGAGTGATAAAAAAAGGATATTAAGCTCTATGAATAGTATTTGGATTTTAAAAGAAGATTTCTCTGAAGATGAATTAAAAAGAAAAGTTGAAGATAAAAGATTAGATTCAAACTTAAATCCTGAAGCAAATAAAAGGTCTAAAAGGATTGTCCAAAGAGATGCTAACACCAAAGAAGTTATTCAAGTTTGGAGCAGTTTAAATCAAGCAGGTAAAGAAGGAGTTACAAACTACTCTTTGTCATGTATATGTAGAGTTTTAAATGGAACTAGAAAAACATATGCAGGATGCACTTGGGAGTATGAGAAACCTTTACAAAAATAATAAATAAAGTGAGGGGTTAAATTGGGTAAATTAAAAGTAAAACTTATTGCACATACTCCTAATCCTGATGAGGTTGTAGCAAAGGCAGGGAAACTTTGTTATAGCAAGGTTGGAGTGGAAGGCATATCAGAAAAATTAACTGATGAAAATGTAAGCAGATTTGTAAATATGTTGGCAGATATAGGTCATGAAAGTCCACTAGAACATTGTTCATTCACTTTTGCAATAGAAGGAATATCTAGGGCATGTTCTCATCAAATAGTAAGACATAGGTTAGCTAGTTATTCTCAACAAAGTCAAAGGTATGTTAATCTTGATAAAACTTTTGATTTTATAGTTCCTTCTATAATAGAGGATATGGACAAAGCTTATGGATCAAGATATGTTGGTGAGTTTGAAGAGGATATGAAAACTATACATAATATGTATAAGAAATGGCAAGTAAATATACAAGACTTTGTAGAGTCTACAAATTATCACACATATGGAATGAATGCTGAAAAAGTTGCCAATGAAAATGCTAGAGCTGTTCTTCCAAATGCTTGTGAAACTAAAATTGTTGTTACTATGAACGGTAGAAGCTTATTAAACTTCTTCTCTCATAGAGATTGCAATAGGTCTCAAGCAGAAATAAGGGAATTAGCTAGACTTATGATAGCTGAAGTTCAAGATGTTGCTCCTGCTTTATTCAAAAATGCAGGTGCAAGTTGTAGATATGGTAAATGTCATGAAGGGAAAATGTGTTGTGGTAAGCCACTTCCAAAATGGGATATATAAATGAATGATAAGTTTATAGAGGATACTTTAAATGATTTTTTCAATACAGGAATTTTAAAGTGTAGTCTTTATCAGTTATATTCCATATATGACTACATAAAAGAAAAAATTAAAGTTTGTGATATAGAAGAAGATAAGTTAAAGTTGATGTCTTTATCTAAAATGATATTTACTTACTTAACAAGCACAGAAGCTCATATAACTTCTGCTAATGAAAACTTAAAAGTTACATTTGAAGAGTATCTTGAGAAAGTTTTTAATATAAGCATAGGTGAATTGTTACCTGAAAATAAAGGTTATATTTATGCAAAGTATGTAGAGTTTATAAGTAAAAATTGTTGCAATAAATGTTTAGATATGTTTTCTCCTACAAGTTGTTCTACTTGTAAGTGTGGAGATATATGGGAAGAATTTTCATTATAATCAAGGGGGATTTATTATGTTCGATTTATTAAACTTAAAACCAAATAAGGTTTCAACAGGATTAGATAATTATAATAGCATGTTATATGGTAAATAAGTGCCACCTTATACAGTAATGTATATTGAATAACTCCGAAATTAAGCAAGAAAGCCTAAGTCCCTTCCACAGGATATGGTAACTTGAACCGAAGGCTAAATTTAAAAGTTTAGTCAGGGGCAAAGCATAGCTAGTGAAATTAAGGCATATAATATAAGAAAGGAGGTTTATTATGAGAAAAGATATTAAAAATGAAGATATTGTAAACTTATATTTAAGTGGTAAATCTATGAAAGAAATTGCAAAGATTTATAATGTCAGCACAGGTACTATAAGAAACAGATTAGACATTTGTGGTATAAATAGGAGAAATGCAAGTGAAAGTCATACAGTTCATAAAATAGATGAAAAAGAAATGATAGAGTTATACTTAAATGGCATGAATCTATTGGAGCTTGGAAAAAAATATGGTGTTACATATGGAACTATAAAACTTAGATTACTTCGCAACAACATCAAACTTAGAACAAGAAGTGAATCAAAAATACTTGAACACAGAGAGTATAATCCTGATAAGCATGGTAGAAAATATTTTTTAAATCATGAATATTTTAAAACATGGACTAAAAATATGGCTTATATAGTCGGTTTTCTTTCAGCAGATGGTTATATATCTGACTATGGTTACCTAAGAATTGCTTTACAAGAGCAAGATATTAACCTATTGCACAAAATAAACAAAGAGCTTGACAGCACCTATAAAGTGAAAACACTAATGAAAAAATGTGGGGAAAAATATCACCCTAGTTGTGAGTTATTAATATCTTCAAAGCACATGGTTAATGATTTAATTGACATAGGGGTAACACAAAGAAAAAGTCTTACAGTTACTATGGATAAAGTTCCAAGTGAATATAAACTTGATTTTATAAGAGGTTATTTTGATGGTGATGGAAGTGTTGGTGAACAATGGACAAAAAAATCAAAGATACCTATGCTTAGAACTAGATTTTTTAGTGGAAGTGAAAAAATGATGTGTCAAATTGTTGAAGAACTTTATAAGAATGGTGTCCCAAAGGTTGGTGTAAAAAAATATAAGGATAGAAATCTTTATCATATTCTATATAGTCAACTGTCAAGTAAAAAAATATATAACCTATTTTACAGTGATAATCCTGAGATTTTTTTAGAAAGAAAAAAAGAAAAGTTTGATGAAATATTAAAAAAACAAATGTCTTAAAATATAATCTAGCCAAGAGGTCGGAGCAACCCCAAGTATATAAGGGTTGAAAACATATGCTGAACTATATAGAAATATATAGAAGTTGAGATAAAAAGCTCAATGATAACACAATTGAATGCTAAAAGTGGAAAATCTACATTTGCTTTCCAATCATTTGGACAAGAGTGTTTATTCTTAGCTTGTGAAAATGGATATGGAGCTTTAAGTGGAGTTATGGCTGTTGATATAACTAAGTGGGGAGATTTAGTTGCATTAAATAAACAGTTAAAAATGCCTGAAATAAAAGCTAAATTTAAAGTTTTAGTTATAGATACAGTTGATATAATGCACAAATATGCAGTAAAACAAATATGTCAAAGAGAAGGTGTTCAGGCTTTAGGGGATATACCTCATGGTAAAGGCTATGCTATGGTTGATGACCTTATATTTGATATGATAAAAAACTGGGAGAACTTAGGATATAAAATGTTCTTCATATCTCATGCTAAGGAGAAAAATGAAAAGCTTCCTACAGGTGGAGAGATACAAAAGTATATACCTTCTGTTGAAAGAAGAACTTTAAATATAGTTTCTAAGTTTGTTGATAATATATTATTTGGGTATATAACAATAAATGCAGAAGGTCAAGAGGAAAGAACTATATTCACAAGAGAAACTTTATCTTACTCAGCAGGGTCAAGATTTAGTAAACTTCCTTCTCAAATACCTTTTAATGCAAAGGAATTTAAAGCCACTTGGGAAAGAGCCATAGAAGAAGAATTAAATGAAAATCCTGATGGATTTACAACTGATAAGAAAGCAATAGTAAAAGAAAGAGTTGTTGATTTTGATTCTACTATGAATGAAATAAAAAAATTAGTAGGTGAAAAATTCGCACCAAATAACAGAATGGATATAGTTACTGAGATTGGAGAGAAGTATTTAGGGGTATCTAAAAAGATAACTGAAGCAACTCCAAACCAAGCTGATATATTAGATGTTATATTATCAGAATTAGAAGGAAAAGTTGAAGAACTTAAATTATAAGCAAATAATTAAAAGTGGGATAGGGATATCTGTTCCACTTTTTATTTAGGGGGTATAGTATGAAGTTTAAGAGTCCTGTGAATTGGTATGGAGGAAAATATTATATGGCTAAAGATATAATTGACATATTTCCACCTCACAAAATGTATGTTGAGGGATTTGGTGGTGCAGGTCATGTTCTTTTTAGAAAAGATAGAAGTGAAATGGAAGTGTACAATGATTTACATAGTGGTTTATATTTAATCTTTAAAATGCTTAGGGAAGAAAATAAAGAGTTTATAAGAAAACTATCATTAACTCCATACTCAAGAAAAGAATTTGAAGATAGTAAATTATGGATGAGTGAAATTGATGAAATAGAAAAAGCAAGAAAATTCTATGTTAGAACTATGCAAAGTGTAGCTAGTAATGGTGGTTGGTGTTATGCTAAATCAAAAAGTAGAAGAGGTATGTGCCAATCAGTTAGTAGATGGTTGGGTAACATAGAGGAAAATTTAAGTGGAGCAATTGAAAGATTAAAAGAAGTTCAAATAGAAAACCTAGATATAATTGAATTAATAAATAAATATGATAAAAATGACACTTTGTTTTACTTAGACCCTCCATACATAACAGAAACAAGAAAGCAAAAGAAATCTTATGACCATGAAATGAACGATACTCAACACAAAGAATTAGTTGACACTCTATTGAATATAAAAGGCAAGGTGATACTAAGTGGATATGACCATCCAATATACAATAAGTTACTCGAACATGGTTGGAAAAAGGAGCTACTTGGAAATTATTCAAAGAGAAGCCAAAAGACAAATGAAGGTGAACTAAATAAAGGACAAGAGTTTGTATGGGTTAATTTCTAGGTAGATAATATTTTATATTTTAGGGGGTAAAATATGAAACCAATATTAATAAATGCAAAAACATTAAAAGAAAACAAGATTGAGGAGTTAAGAAGTGAGATAACTAAGTTAGGAAGAAAACCAAAGTTGGTTATTTTATCTGCTTCAGATGATAAAGCAAGTGAAAACTACATAAGAAATAAGATAAAAATAGGAGAAGAAGTTGGATTAACTGTTGAGGTTTTAAAATCAAATGAAAGTGTAACTACAGAAGAAATGTTAGAAACTATTCATCAATTAAATCATGATGTGAACACTGACGGAGTAATACTTCAGTTACCTGTATACAAACACTTGGATAGCAATAAATTAATTAAAGCCATAGCTCCATACAAGGATGCAGATTGCTTTAGCTCTGCCAAATTAGGAGATTTAGTTCAAGGAAATTCTAAAGTTAAACCTTGCACTCCAAATGGTGTTATGAATCTTTTAGATTGCCATAATGTATGTGTGCAGGGCAAGGATGTTGTTGTTATAGGTAGGTCAGTTCATGTTGGATTATCTTTATCTATTATGCTAACTCAAAGAGGTGCAACAGTAACTACTTGTAATTCTAGAACAAAGGATTTAAAAAGTAAAATACAACAAGCAGATATAGTTATATCTTGTGTTGGTCAAATGGATTTAATTGATCCAAGATGGATGAAAAAAGGAAGTGTTTTATTAGGTGTTGGTATAACAGTTGATGAAAACTTTAAACAACAAACAGATTACAATGTTAATGCAATGCTTGAATTTAGTGAATGTAGTATGGTTGGGGATAGAGTTAATACAACTGGAACTGCCACAGTTTTATCTTTAATAGAAAATGTAGTTGAACTAGCTAAAAAATAAAAAGGGGGATTTTTTATGTTAGTCATAAAAAGAAATAATACAATAGTTGAATTTGATAAAAACAAAATAGAAGTTGCAATACTTAAAGCAATGAAATATGGTAGTGGGATATATGATGAAGATATAGCTACTAAAATATCTAATGAAATTGAACATGAAATGAAACATCATAAAGAAAATCAAGTTTCTCATGATGTTACTACAATAACTATAATAGAAGATATAGTTTACAATAAGTTAATAGAAAATAAACATGAATTAACTGCAAAGGCTTATGAGGGATATAGAGCTGTTCAATCATTTAAAAGAGAAGTAAATACTACAGATGAAAGTATAATGGGACTTTTAAATTCTACTAATAAAGAAGTTATGAATGAAAACTCTAATAAAAACTCTTACTTAGCAAGTACACAGAGAGATTTAATAGCAGGGGAAGTGTCTAAAGATATAGCAAGAAGAAAGCTTATACCTGCTCATATAGTACAAGCTCATGACAATGGAGTGCTTCATTTCCATGATGCTGATTACACAATGCAAAATATCTTTAACTGTTGCTTAATAAACCTAGAGGATATGCTTCAGAATGGAACTGTTATAAATGAGAAAATGGTGGAAAAACCAAAGTCATTTGAAACAGCTTGTACAATAGTTACTCAAATAATAGCTCAAATAGCTAGTGGTCAATATGGTGGAAATAGTATAACTATAAAGCATATAGCACCATTCTTAAGAGATACATTTGATAAATATTACGATAAGTATATAACAGAATTTGATGAAGCTACTGCTACTAAATTAGCAGAAGATAGAATGATGGAGCAATTAAGAAATGGTATCCAAACTATACGTTACCAACTTTCTACACTTTCGACAAGTAATGGACAATCACCTTTCACAACTATTTATTTAGAAATAGAAGAAGGTCATCCATATGAAAAGGAAATGGCTCTTATATGTGAAGAGATGGTAAGACAAAGAATAGAAGGAATGAAGTCTTACAGAGGTCATAATATAGGAGAAGAGTTCCCTAAACTTATATATTTATTAGACCATCACAACTGCTTAGAAGGTGGTCGATATGATTACATTACAAAACTATGTGCAGAATGTAATGCTAAGAGGTTAGTTCCTGACTACCAAAGTGCTAAGATAATGAGAAAAAATTATGAAGGACACACTTTCCCTGCAATGGGTTGTAGATCACACTTGAGTCCTTGGAGAGATGAGAATGGAAACCATAAGTGGTACGGAAGGTATAATTGTGGAGTGGTGAGCTTGAACCTTGTACAAGTTGCACTAACTGTTAATAAAGATATGGATAAGTTTTGGAGAGTTCTTGATGAAAGATTAGAACTTTGTAAAGAAGCTCTATTAACTAGAATAGATTTATTAAAAGGAACTAAGTCAGATGTATCTCCTATCCATTGGCAATATGGAGGAATAGCAAGACTTAAAAAAGGTGAAACTATAGATAAATTACTTGAAGGTGGATATGCTACTGTTTCTCTAGGATATGTAGGAGTACATGAAATGACACAAGCAATGTTAGGTGTATCTCATACAACTAAAGAAGGAGAAGAGTTTGCTCTTAAAGTAATGAATCACTTAAATAACACTTGTAAGAAGTGGAAAGAAGAAACTGGCTATGGATTTGGTTTATATGGTACACCAGCAGAAAGTTTAACTTCAAGATTCTGTAGATTAGATAAGCAAAAATTTGGAGAAGTAAAAAATGTAACTGATAGAAAATACTATACAAACAGTTATCATGTTCATGTTACTGAGGAAATAGATGCTTTCAAAAAATTAAAGTTTGAGTCTCAGTTCCATAACATAAGCTTAGGAGGTTGTATCAGCTACATAGAAGTGCCAAATATGCAAAAAAATCTTAAGGCAATAGAGCAAGTTATAAACTACATATACCACAACGTACAATATGCTGAGATAAATACTAAGGCGGATGTATGCTTTGAATGTGGTTATGAAGGTGAAGCTGAAATAGTTAATGAAATCAATTGGAGATGTCCTAACTGTCAAAATACAGATACATCTAAAATGCAAATAATGAGAAGGACATGTGGTTATATCGGTTCAAATGAATGGTCAGAAGGTAGAACTCAAGAAATTGCACAAAGGGTTTTACATTTATAATATGAGATATTCATTAATAAAACCAAATGATTCAGTAAATGGAGAAGGTATCTCTGTGTCTTTATGGACACAGGGATGTCCTCATTATTGTGAAGGTTGTTTTAATAAAAGCACTTGGGATTTCAATAAAGGTAAAGAATTTACAAAATCAGATATGCTTACTATTTTAGAACTTTTAGATGCAGATGGAGTTCATAGAGATTTATCTATCTTAGGTGGTGAGCCTTTATGTCCTGAGAACTTTTATGGTGTTATAGAACTATGTTCATACATTAAGAAGTTTAGACCAAGTACAAAAATATTTATATGGTCAGGGTATACTTGGGAAGATTTATTGATTAAATATGATTCTTCTATATTTAATTTTGATGTTCTAATTGATGGTAAATTTGAAAAGAATTTAAAGGACTTATCTTTAGTTTTAAGAGGCTCTAGTAATCAAAGAATTATAGATGTGAATAAAACTTTAAAATCAAAAAAAATCATTAACTATTTATAGTAATTTAGGAAAAACTCTTTGATAATATAGGGGTTTTTCTTTTTTTTGACAAAAATAATTGAATGTGGTAATTTATATATATAATTGGAAAAAATTTCAAAAAGGAGTAAATAAAATGAAAGAATTATCAGGGTATAATAATTATAATTATGAATTTATAGATACAGAAAGTATTAGTAAAAATGTATCATCTGTAAAATATGAAAAGCATATGTTTGGAGAAGATAGATGGATAGATGTAAATCTTATAAAGATAGATATATCTGTTCAAAGGGAAATGCAAGAAAATCATGTAGCTAAAATACTAAAGAAATTTGATCCTCAAGCTTTTGGTAGACTAACTGTATCCTTAAGAGAAGATGGGTACTACTATTGTTCTAATGGTCAACATAGATTAGAGTGTGCAAAACGTTTAGGATTAAAAGAAGTTCCTTGTATAGTAATTAAAAATAACTCAATTAAGGAAGAAGGGGAGTCTTTCATAAAAGTTAATGAAGTATCTGCAAAAGTATCTGCTTTAGATAAGTACCGTATAGGTGTTTCAAGTGAAATAACTGAATGGCTTAGAGTTAAAGAATGTTTAGATTTTGTAGATTTAGAAGCAGGAACAGGAGCTAATAAAATAAGTTGTATGTCTGTTATATATAAGTCAATAAACTCAGCCACTTTATTATCTTCTATAGATAAAAATATGTTTGTTACTAAAAGAGCTTTATATATATTAAAGCATACAGTTGGAGTTAAGGGAATAACAAATCAAATGTTTAATGGTATGACAATATTTGTTAGACATTATGTACTTACTGGGGATACAGATATTAAAACAGTAGTGGATAGATTATCTAAAGTTGATTACAAGGCTATTACATCTAAAGCTCATGATATGAGAGAAAATTCAACTAAGGGTAAGATAGATTCTTATGTAGCTTATCTGTTTTGGGTTGAATTTAACAAAGGCTTAAGAGTTAAATTACCTTTAAAAATAGAAGTATAGGAGAAGCTAATAATGAATTTACTAAGAGAAAAGATTGCAAAAGAGATGGTTAATGAATTTATAGAAGAAGAATTTCAAGGGATAAAATCTTTTATTTATAAAAAGCTTTGGGAGGACATTGAAGAAGGTAAAGAATCTGTTCTTGAATTACCATATAATAAAAATATAATTATACTAAATGGTAAGATAAGCTTTGATAACAAAAAAACTTTTTTACATAGGTCTGAGGAAAAGTTAATAGCACAAGCCTTTGAAGATTTACAAAAATCTTCTGCCAATAGTTTAGTTAAAGAAATATGTGATGAACATCAAAAAAACCTTAATAGAGTAGAGAAGGCTAGAGTAGAGAAGGTTATAGATAAGCATAGTTCAGAAAGCAATCTTTTAAATGAACTTTCAAAATCAGATGATGATAAAGAAGACATAGTTAAATACCTTACTCTTACTTTAGAATTAGAAGTTATAGATGAACAAATAGAGCTATTAAAAGAAATAGGAGGTAACAAAGAAAAGTTACTTTCTCTATTAGAAGAAAAACATAAATTAATAAAAAACTTTAGAAATATTTAAATAAAAAAGAACTGATTTTTTCAGTTCTTTTTTATTGATTTTTTTCGACTTTATTATTATAATTAATATTGTAAGCAAATAATTGAAATTGAAATTTATTTCAAAATATCTTTAATTGGAGGTACTATGAAAAATATTTTTGTTATTGTAGGAAAATCAGGTAGCGGAAAATCAACTTTAGCTGAAGGTATATGTAAAAGATTAAATATATCTAATGTTGTTATGACAACAACTAGACCCAAAAGGATAAATGAAATAGATGGGGTTGATTATCGTTTCATAGATGATGATGAGTTTAAAGCTATGGCTGATATAGGTGAATTTATTCAGTATACATCTTTTAGAGATTGGAATTATGGTGTAGAGAAAAAAGCTTTAGATAATTGCTCTAGTAAAAATATAGTAATGGTATTAAGTCCAAAAGGTCTTATTGCTCTTACTCATGGTATCTCTAAGGAAGAATATAAGATTATACCAGTGTATGTAAGCTGTAGTGATAGAACAAGACTTAAAAGAGGTCTAGATAGAGATTCAGATGTTAAAGAACTTATAAGAAGATTTGGTGCAGACAATGAAGACTTTGAAGGTGTTGCTGATTACATATTTGAACTTGGAGGATTTGCAATAAGCAATGATTTTAACTCTATAGATTATGCAATGGATGTATTGGAGATGAATATTAAAATGTACTCAACTTTAAGCTAATGGCAATTGATAAGAAAACAAATAAAGCTAATTTAGGAAACGCTTGGGAAGAAAAAATAATTAAAAAATGTCTTGAATATAGAAAGTTAAATAAAGCTTTAATAATAAAAATACCAACTGAATTTACTATTTTAAGAAGAGGTGCTAAAATTGTTTCAGCCTTCCCTAAAGAAAAAGCTTTTTTAGATTTTGTAGGAGTTTTAAGTAATGGAAAAACTATCTTCATAGAAGCTAAGTCTACTGCCAATAAAACAAGTTTCCCTTTGTCTATGATAAAGGAGCATCAATTTGATCTATGTAATGAAATAAGAAATTACACTGATATGTGTTATTACCTTATATACTTTAAAGAATTAAAAAAGACCTATTTTGTAAATGCTAAGGAAGTTGAAATGTTCAGACAAACCGAAACTAGAAAATCCCTACCCATTAAATGGTTAGATGAACATGGAGTAATCTTAGATGACAATTTAGACTTTTTAAATCATATATAAATAAAAAAGAAAGTCTTAATGACTTTCTTTTTTAGCTTTTGCAGTTGTTATAGCTATTTTTAAATCTGATACATCTTCTCTAATCTCTTTTACAATGTCAAAGTTTCTTGCCTGTTCAAGAATTATTTCTTGATTTTTAGCTATTGTTTCTTGATACTTACCTTCTCTGTCTTTATTCTCCTTCATAGTCCAAAGTAGCAATACAACAAAACATGCACCTATTACACCATACTCTGAGAAAATAGATGTAAATATAAGTTTAATTAACTCTTGCATTGCCTATCCCCCTATCATCCTTTTTTTATTTGATGAACTGTTTGATGTGTACCTACAGCAACTCCCCAAGTTATTATACCTTGTAAGAAACTTGTAGGACTCATCCCTTCTAATAACATAGCAAATATAATAGAAAATCCTAATAATATGATAGGTATGAAGTTATCCTTTATTTGTTCTAACTTCTTTAAGAATGTTCCTAATATATTTATTGCTACAACTAATATAAATAATGATTCAGGTACAAAACTAACCATATCCATGACTATTATCCCCCTTTATATTATTCTCTTACTTCTTATTTAGACTATAACCATATCTTTTGTAATACCGATAATCTTCCTAGTAGAATGTAGCTGATTATTTATTGGGTGGCTCTTTCTTTATAAAAATTACTACACCCCACATTTATAAAGATGATGTTACCTATTTATTGTATGAGTAATTCTAAAGAAAAAAGTTGTTAGGATATTCATCCTAACAACCACATACACACATTTATAAAGACGATGTTTTTTGTCACCCCTTATTAAAGTTCCTTTTTTAATCTTTGAACTTGTCTTACAGAAATATTTAGCTTTTCTGATATCTCTTGATTTTTTAACCCTTGCTTTAACAATAAATCTAATTCTTTTATCATATCTTGCTTTTCCTGTTGTTTCTTAGTTAAACCATTTTCATTTCTTCTCTTAGCTCTTTGATATTCTCTATCCTTATCTCTTCTTCTAGTATACTTTTCTTCTGTACCTATAATGGTCTTCATATGCTTTTGTTCAGCTTCTGTTATATCTAGCCTTTCAATTAAGGTTTCATTCTTATACCAGTAACCTCCCTTATCTCGCATACCCTTAGTAACTCTTTTAACTTCACCACTTCTTACACCTTGTTCATATGCTATAAACTTATCTATAGCTTTTGGTATGCATCTTAGTATTGCATCTACCTCAGTAGCCTTCATAGGCTCTTTAAAGGCATTATTTAAGGAATATACTTCTTCTCTTAGTGATTCTTCATCTCTAATAGTAACCCCTTGCCAATATGCATAACAGTGAAGTATGAAGTTTCTATATCCTTTTACATTATAGTTTCTTAATTTACATAAAGTTTCTATATCTTCTATTCTAGCTAAATGTAAACTATAAGAAGTAAAGAATTTATTAGATATTACTTTTGCTGTTGGTGTACTTTTAACCTCTAGCATTTTTATTTGGGTTGTTTTAGGTTTATAGTTTAAATAAGTTTGTCTTAAATCATACATAGAGTATGTTGTTTCATTATCTATATAAAGTATCTTACACTCTGATCCATTCCTAGAGTTAATTGAACTAGGTAATCTAAGTACTCTTACACTATCTGTAGCTTGTTTATCAGCTCCTAGATGTCTTAATTGATAATATAGATAATCTTCTAACTCTTGCCAAGTACTCCATGCTTGTATCGGTGCATTTTCTATTCTCCAATAAATATGCACTCCTCTTCCACTGTCAACTACCATTGTAGGTTGAGGAATCTTATCTTGATAATAAAGCTCCCAAACCATGTAAACAGTTTCCGATTTATGGTAACCTAATTTTTGTATATCTAAATCTATAAATAATGCTCTAAATTGTCTTATATTTTGTGCTTTTCTTACAGGTATAAAAGTTGTATTAGGAGTTATAAAGACATCTTCTTGTCCAACTTCCTCAACTATTTCCCTTATATTTGCATTATTTGTATTATATATTTTTATTCGTCTATTTTTGTCTAAGTGAGCAATATGCAAATAGCCTTCTGTACTATCATCATATAAATGCTCACAATATTCTTCTAGTTGCACACTACTCACCTTTCTTTTGTATATTAAAAAGGACTTATGCTTAAACAGTTAAACATAAGTCCGTAAATTTCTTTATCTTACTTAAAAAAATACTTGCATATTTCTTTACATGCTTGTATAATATAAATATCAGATAAAGCTTTTACCAACTCTTTTGAACTGCTCCTACAGTTTGAAAGTTTTATATCTCTCAGATGCTCCTACATCTGATTGATAGAGTAAAGGCTTTTTTCAATTATTTGCTTTATGCTTCTAATATACATTAATTATCGACAATTGTCAACGATATAAATTTTATTTAGATTTATTTTTATATATCATTTCTTTTTATATTCTTATTAGGTTTTACCATTTTTTATTTTATTATACAACTAATCTATCTAGGGATTATATAAGTGCTAGTATATCCTTTTGATATCATTTCTTGTTGCATTTTTTTAGCTTGGTCATATCCATAAGCTCCTACACATACTGCATACAACTGTGTTCCTGTGCTTGAAGTTGTAGATTCCTTTTGTACAGCTTTATATGTTATATTAAAGTGTTTGCATATGGCTTTAACTGTAGCTTCTGTTAGGTCATCTTGGTTATTTTTTAATATCTTTAAATCATCAGGGTTACTGTAAAATCCATACTCAACTAACACTGAAGGCATAGAAGTTTTATATATTACAGTGAAATCTTGTGATTTAACTCCTCTATCCTTTGCATTTTTATCTAATGATTTCATTGTTTTTACAACTTCATCATTTAATGTTTTTGCAAATGTTTTTGATGTAGACGAAGCATTATTAGCATGGAATGTTTCTGTTCCTCTAACACTAGCATCACTATAAGCATTTCCATGCAAAGATATAAATACAGCCTTCGGCTTACCTTTCTTTATCCAATAATCATTTGAAATGGTTGCTCTTTTACTTAAACCTATTTCATCTTTTTTCTCAGGGTTTGGATTAGTTAAGTAAACTTCTATTCCATGATCTAAAAGTCTTTTCTTAATTTTACATTGCATTTTATTGTTAAAGTCCCATTCTTTAAAATCCCCATTGCTTTTTCCTTTAACATATTCATTATGTCCGCTATCTAAAATTACTAAGCTCATAATACCCCCTTAAATCATATAATTTAAGGACTGATATAAAAGATATATCAGTCCTTTCCATTTTATCTTAAAATTGATATAATCAACTTAATTTTCAAAATTTATTTTATATATTCCCCATAAGTTTTAGTGAACTACCCTCGACTAAAGTCGCAAGAGTTCTTGGCAATTTATTAAATTTTCAGCTTCTGTTTCTCCAACTATATTTACAATGTCATCTTTATTCATATTTATTTTGAAAACATCATTAACCCCTTCTTTATTATAGATACTATTCCAATAATAAACATTTGCTAATGCTCTAGCTTTATGTAGACCACATATACTTACAACTCTTTTATTTGGAGAGCCTGTTTCTTGATAGTTGTAAGCAGTACACCAACCACAACCACTATTTATATTACAATTAATACATTCATCTGTTGACTGAGATGTTAGTGTAATGCTGTCTAATATATTTATATTATTTCTATACTTAGGCAACTTTCCTATACCTTTATCTATACTTCCTATTGTAAAAGGTTTTACTCCGTCTCCTAATGAAGATTTCATAAACCTTATACATGGATATATGTTTCCTTCACAGTCAAGAGATATCATACTACCAGTTGAACCACAGTAATTTCTGTTATCAGCTTTAAGGTCTATTTTCCCAAAGAGAGATTTATCAAAAGCACTTATCTCAACTGTTTCATAAAGTTTATTTTCTATTAGAAAATCTGCAACCTTTTTTAAATTGTTATAATATACTTTTGGGTGTTCATCACTCCATACATTCTCATATACTGGGTTACAATATATCGTCTTATACCCTAAATTAATAAGATTTACTATTGCATCATATGCATAATCAACATTCTCAGGAGCAAATGTCATCTTTGTAGTCATTTCATGGTCATAGTTATTCATATAGTGTAAACATGCTTCTTCTACTATATCATAAGAACCTTCTCCGTTATGGAAAATTCTACATTTGTCATGTAACTCTTTACAACCGTCTAATGATATTGAAAAGCTCAATATAGACCTATTTTTCTTGATGTAATTTTGGAGCTCAGGTTTAAAATAAAGAACTCCGTTAGAAATCATACTTATTCTAAAATTGATAAGCCAAGGATGATTTTTTTCTATTAAAACTTTTCTAAAATAATCTGTTATTTTATCCATTAACTCAATTTCTAAAAGTGGCTCTCCGCCTATAAATTCAATTATTAAACCATTAGTATTAAAGATAGATACAACAGAATCTTTGTCATAACTATCTTTAACTAACATATCTATAAATCTTTTTGCTGTTTCAAAATCCATTACTTTAGGTGTCTTTGCAATTTGATAACAGTAAGTACAAGCTAAGTTACATCTTTCTGTTAATTGAAATGTAACTACTCTTACTGTTCTATCATCTGCTTTTTCACCTAAGAAAATATTTTTTGCAACTTCTATAGCAAATATAGAGTCTTGAAATGAAGTAGTTTTACCTTTTAGTCTCATGTAAATCCCTCACTTCCTCTATTATTAGCTCATTGCTTATATAATCTATAGTATACATATACATAGTATCTTTTTTTCTGTTTTTAACAGGGAATAATTCCTCTATTAAAACATCCTTTGTTGTCTGAAATTCAGTATAATACTTTACATAAAGGTCATTGTACATTTCAAATAGTTTTTCATCTATTTTTAAACCAAATCTTTTATTAGATATAACCTCTGTTAATACTTCTTTATATCCATTAACCCTGTGATTAAGATATTGAATATATCCACAAGTGATTTCATCTATTTTTATATATATTTTATTTTTCATTTTCAACCTCTCACATTTTTTTACTTTTGTAAATTTTCTGATAGTTCTTTAACTAATTTTTTTTCTTCATTCATCATAACTGTATGAGCATTTCTTAAAATTGCACTTATCTTTGCCATTTCTTCATAATCTTTTCCACTATTTAGAAGAATTTCTAAATAAAGAGAAGAAAAAGACATTAATAATCTTGGTTTACAAGAATTTATAAAATCACCATCATTAAAAATATCTGACAATGAATCTATATCACTCTTACTTAATTTCTTAGGTATTTTAGGATATTCTATATATAACATAGACATATAAACATATTTATCAGCATCTAGTTCATATCCAAATACTTCATTTAATATTCTAAAGAACATATAAAGTGTATCTACATTAACATCTTCTAAATGAACTGTTATTAACTCAGTTATAAATGTATGAACTTCATACTCAGTTATAGACGAAGCTTTTAAATTTTCTAATATTTCTCTTAACACTGTTTCATCTTTTTCTCCACCTCGAAGATATCTTACAATATCAACTCTGTGATTTGCAGATTTTAAATATCTATTAAAATCATCTTTCATATTATACCCCCTTATTTTACTTTAAATTGTGTAACTCCTTTTCCACCTGAACCCCAACAAGCTCCTGAACAAGAGTTACCACATCCTGTTGAACATCCATTTGCACAAGCTCCGCCACAAGAACCCCAACAAGCTCCTGAACAAGAACCTCCACATCCACCAGTACATTGACCAGTACACCCACCTGAACATCCTGTACATGTTCCTGAACAAGTTCCACTACACCCACTGCACCCAGTACATGCATCTGAACAACTTCCTGAGCAAGTTCCTGAACAATTATATGAACAAGAACCTCCACATCCACTACATCCAGTACATCCTCCTGAACAAGTTCCACTACAAGTTCCAGTACAGCTCCCACTACATCCGCCTGAGCAAGTTCCTGTACAAGCAGTTGAACACAGTCCTGTGCAACTTGTAGCACAACCTGTATTAGAAGATGAAGCTGTAAGTGATTTAGAAGCATATAAAGTTATTCTTGCATCTAATTCTGTTGGTGTAGTAACAGTACTTACATCATCACCTACTTTTGCTGATTCAATTATTCCATCAGGATTAATAGCTCTTAATGGAGTAGCTATTTTATTATAATGTTCAACAAGAACTTTATTCCCTTTAACAGGAGTTACTGTATAGTCATAAGTTGCTGTTCCATATGAAGTTATCGAGCCTGTATACTGTCTTCTATTAACTTCATTTTTTATACGTTGCTTCATATCTATAAAATTTTGAGCATTATAATCTATTGTTGCCATATACAAACACCCTTTCTATATTTACTTTATTTTTACGAAAAAACAGCACCACTTTGCATGTTTCTTATTTTAGTAGCTAATTCGTCAAAAGTTTCTGAACCACTAGCACTTGTTCCCTTTGAAGTGATAGCAGAAGCTATTGCGTTTTTGCCATTATCAACATCTGTGGATATAGTGTTTATTCTTGTTTCCATACTACTTATAGTGCTGTTTGTATTAGTAGGCAAATTCTTAACTTTTTCTTGAATCGTAGACCCTAGCATTATTAATTACCTCCTCTTCTGTATGGGAAATAGATTTTGCTTTGCTTTCTAAAGTTGCTAATTTGTTATTTAATTCTGTTATTTTAGAATTAAGATTACTGGGAACATTTTTTAATTTAGTCATCATAGTTTCAGATAACAATTTATATCCCTCCTAGTGCTAATATTTATTTAATATTTATTTAGCAATATATTAATATTGCTAAATAAATATCGTAATTACATTAAAATTTTATAAATTTTTCCATGTTTCATTTACATTTATTTGTGGAGTTGTTTCTTTCCATGTTCCATTTACATTTATATATGTAACAGCTTCTTTCCATGTTCCATTTACATTTATATATACAGGAGTTGTTTCCTTTGTTACTAATATTATTCTACAACTACCATGACCTGACCTTCCTATTGTTGAGCCAGTTAGATTTGTACCTGTAGTTGGGATAGATGTATTACCAGCTTTAGTTGAAGCAACCGAAAGTACAGAAGTATTAATATACCCTGAACCTCCTCCTCCACCTCTATCATCATCTACTGATGAATCAGGATAGACACCACCACCACCGTAGTAGCCCCCTCCTCCTGCTCCTCCGTAACCAGATGAAGCATAATAACCATTTCCACCTTTTCCAAGAGAACCTATGGAAGCTGGATAAACTGAATAACCTGACCCACCTGCGGTCTGAGTTGCACCGCCACCACCAGTACCATATCCATCAGAAGCAGAACCACCTGTAGTACCTCCACCGTAAGCACCTGCATTATATGAAGCTCCAACAGAGCCTCCTCCCCCTGCTACGATTATACGGTTGGCTAATTCAGTACCGTCTTTTCTTATGTCAGTGCCACCACCGCCATATACAGCAGTAGAGCCAACCTGACCTCCTCCATTATAACCTTTACCGTCATTACCATTTCCACCTACATAGATATAAAGAATATCTCCTTTTTTAAGATTAATTTGACCACAAGAATATCCTCCTTTTCCACCTGAAGCAGTACCACTTCTGTTACCACCTTCAGCACCCCATACCTCTAATTGATATGTTCCATTATAAGGAGCAATAAACTCTTGCTGTGTGCCAGTATAGTCAAAGTTATATATAGGATTATTTGTAAATGTTGCACTTATGCTCATATTTCACCTCTTTATTCATATTTAAACCATATATCTCCGTCCTTACCTCCTGAAGGGTCAGCAGTAGACATTGTTATTGTACGTTGATTATTAGTTGAATTATTAACTGTATTAGCTAAATTGTTAGCTGTATTAGCTAAATCATAAGCAAGTTTTACAGCACTTGCAGTTGCACCTAATGTTGTACTTGTACTATTAATTGCCGAAGATAATTGTACGATACCTTTTTGGCTAGTTGTACCGTCTTTAACAAGTCCACTCATTGCACTTTCTATTTTTGTACTTGACCAAGTGCTAGTAGCAGAAACAGTAGAGTCACTTATTCCTCCTCCTGCAAGATTTACCAATCCACCTTCAACAACAATAGTTATAACCGCATTTATAGCACTTTCAACTGTAACTTTTAAAGAGTTGTTATCTGTTATTGTATAAGAAACAAATATACTCTTCTTTGAACTTGAATCATAAGCACTTACATAAAGAACCTCTTTATTTAAGTTGTGTTTGATTGTTGTACTGTAAAGTGAACCGTCAGTAGTCCAAGAGCTTGATGCAACTGTTATTTTAAATTGAGAATTTGTAGCTATTGAATCTAACTTAGTTTTATCCTGTGCGGACATTAAACCATTTGCAGAAGTAGTAGCCACTGATGTAGATGAAGCTCCTATTTCAGCCAATGTCCAAGAAACATTTCCTGAACCATTTACAGATTTTGTTGCATTTCCTATTGTTATATTTCTAGCAGTTCCCCAGTTTGCAGTAGTAATGTTAGCACTACCGTTGAAACTTGTTCCATTAATAGTTCTTGCAGTTTGTAATGTAGTAGCTGTACCTGCATTTCCTGATACCGTTGTTTGAAGTGGATGAACATGGTCTCCTCTAGAAACACTTCCTGATGTACCTACAGATGCTGTTCCATTAGATAAAGGAGCAGTTGTTGAGTAAGTTACATGAGTTCCATGTGAAGCATTTGCTTTTTTATCTAATTCAGTATTTACATAAGAAGTATCTGCTTTAGTACCTATTTGAGTTGCTACTGTAGTAGCAAAATTAGGGTCATTGCCAAGAGCCTTAGCAAGTTCATTTAGTGTATCTAATGTCTCAGGAGCAGAATCAATAAATTGTGCAACCTTTTCATCTGTATAAGATTTAGCAGAAGATATTGCATCTGACTTAGCTTTGTCTGCCTTAGCTTGAGAACCTGATGTAGTTTCCTTAGCATTCCAATCAGATTTTTCAGAACTTGTAACAGTCATACCATTAACAGCTATTGTTATAGCATCATTTGTACTATCAGGAGTTAAAGTTATATTTGAACCTGCTTTTAATTCTATAGTATCTGTAGGACTATCAGCAGTCACTGTTGTTGAACCAACTTTCACACTAGAAAATGCATTTTGATTTTCATATTGACTGTGAGTATGAGAAGATGCAGAAGCTCCTAAAGAAGATAATGTAGGATAAGCAGGAATAGTTATATTACCATTAGAGTGTGTATACTTTGTTGAGCCAACAGTAATAGAAGTAGTTAAACCATCTTCTCCCTTATCACCCTTATCTCCTTTAACACCTTGTATACCTTGGTCTCCTTTATCTCCTTTTGCACCAGTATCTCCTTTAATACCTTGTGGAATTACAAAATTAAATGTAGTTGTAGTTCCTACTGTACTTGCGGTTACTGTTGCACTTGATCCTGAACTTCCTGTTGTTACACTACCTGCTTTTATAGTTGGAGTTATACCAGTATCACCCTTGTCACCTTTATCTCCTTTTAAAGTTCCATCTTCTAATTTTTCTTGAAATGTTTTTCCATCATTAAACTTAACTTGATTTGCACCTGTTTCTAAGTACACTATATCATAATCATTTTTAGAATTTTTAACTCTATATTTACCATTCAATATAGCCATAACAACCTCCTATCTTAGATTTTAATTAAAAAACATTTTTATTAAGTATATAATTCCTATTAAGTATATACTTAATAAAAACTATATACTTAATAAAAAATGGAGTTAAATTATATTAACTCCATTTTAATGTTAATCATTACTTATTAAAGTATTTCTATCCATATATGACCTTCTAATCTGTCAACAGGTTGAACTGATCCAGCCACAGGCATCATGTTATCTATTTTTGCATTTATTGTGTTTATAGCTTCTTCTCTGTTAGCAGTTTCTTGAGATATTGCATTAGCATTAGCAACTATATCTCCCTTAGCTTTTCCTAAGTCAGATTCTACTGTAGCTAATCTTCCATCTAAGTTAGCTTCAACACCTTCTGCTCTTTCTCTTTCAGCAGTTATTTTCCCATCAAGTTCTAAGTCAGCTTTAGCTCTATCTTGAACTTCTTTTGCTATTGCAGTAGCATTAACTTCTATAGATTGCTTACATCCTTCTATTTCATTAGTGTTAGCAACTATATCTTCCTTAGCTTTATCTAGTTCAGAACGTATTGCACCTACACCACTTGTTATACCTTCAACAGCAGTTAATCTTCCATCTAAAGCTAAATCAGCAGATTTGTAATCAGATTCAACTTTTGCTACAGCAGTTTCTAATCCTGATTTTATTACTTCTACTTCATCTTTAGTGTAAACATCTGAACTGTTAGCTTTCTTACCAACTGTTTCTAATAAAGAACCATATGCATCTTCGTGGTTTGTGATAGCATCTGCTAATTCTTTTAAAGTATCCATTGTTTCAGGAGCGTTGTCCACTAAGTCAGCAACAGCCTTGTTAGCATGAGCTTTAGCATCTGCTAGTATTTGAGCATCA